CCCGCATAGGAACAGATGAATCTTCCATCCCAATTCGCTCTAAAATTCGTTTCGCATATTCAAGTATAAGCGCGCCGTTACGGTAGTTTTCATTTAAATCATACACTGTTACATCTGGCTCACGAGCCAGCTTTTTTATTAGCTCTGGTTTGGCGTCACGAAAACCATAGATGCTTTGGCGCGGATCGGCCGCAATAAAGAAAGTGTCTGGCTTAATCATGTTAAAGATGAAGTTGTATTCTCCCCACGAAGAATCTTGCGCCTCGTCTAATAATATGTGTGGAATATGACGTACACATTGTGGATTTTCTTGAAGTAAATCAAAAAATTCATCAAATCGCTCGTTCTCAATTAACTTGCCTGTTTTTACTCCATGAGTTACTAAAAACTTATTTGCTAAACCGTGAATAGTACCTATATATATTCCATCTTTGTAATCACTTGCAAGACGCTCTTTAAGTTCCTGTGCTGCTAAATTGGTGAAAGTAATAACTGCTATATCGGTTGGCTCAATGCCATCACGTAGTAGTTTGCGCGCCCGCTCGGTGAGAACAGCGGTTTTTCCAGCTGCGGCCGCGGCCATAACGATAATTTTATCTTCGGGCGCATTTACTATTTTTTGTTGAAGTTCACTAAGTTCCATTTTTATCTCCTGATTTCATATTTAACTAATTTTTTGTTCCATATAAATCAATATAATACGCTTCACGCGCACTCAAATGTTCTTTATCAACTCTTTCCAGAATTTCAAAAGTATAATTCCATAATCCATCCTTTGCCATTCGATTATGAAGAGTTGCTCGTGCGGCCGCCTCAAGTCCGATAGCAGTCTTTATATGATTCTGCCAGCGAGTAGAAAAAGAAGTCGTTTTACCTACGTAAGCTTCTCCCGTCTTTTTATAAGTGATTTTATAGATACCACTTCCATCTTTACCACCAGTAACTCGCTTTATCATTTCTTGAGTCGGGCGCCGGATGAATAACTCCCAAATTAGCTCTTTCTTGCGTCGAATCGCTTCATTTATAGAATCCTATATTTGTTTAAACTAATCAAGGCTTTTCTAACATAAAGAAAGCTCTGAGTCTATATCGTTTTTTCTTTGTTTAAAATCTTCTTCTAAGACTTCTGTTTTTGCCTTATATTCCTGCTAAAGCTATTGTAATTTTAATTTTTGAGTTAGGTCTAACTCAGACTAAAAACGCTCCTTTTCTGTAAGTAATACTTCTCTACTCTAATTACGAAGCTCTTCTAGTCGCTCTCGTTCTATTTGCTATTCTCGCCTGGCCGCGCTGCACTCAAGCCCAGCCATATCTCGTCTTTTTATTAATTCGGTTTCTTGAGATAATAAGTCCTTACACTATTTTTCAAGATAATCTCGTTTTTTATCTTCAAGAATTAATAAATCCTATCGCTATTTTCGTATACCGATTATTAAAGTAATTACACCAATGATACATAAAAGAATAGAAAAAAATAATATATACATAAGTTCTATTTCCTCCTTATGTATATATTATAACATATATTTATATAATTGTCAAGTTTTGAGTTCATCCTCATTTTCAACTATAGGCCAGTCTTTAAGCTCGGCATATAAAGCGTCAATCCAAGTGTTGCCCTTCATTTCCTTATAATCATTATACAATTTAATAAAAGCCTTTTTGTCTGCATCAAGGATTTTTTGATATGGACGATATTTATAATAAATACGATTCATATTATATCGAAGCATATCCAACTACGAGACATTGAGTAAGTCAATTGACTTCTGAATATCTATAAGTCGTTTCTCTTGACTTAGAGTCATATCTTTAATTTCATTTAAAGAAGCCATTAAGGTTTCACAGTTTTTTTCTAACAACTTCGGCATTTTTTCATCTAAAACCTATTCAATATGCTAGTCTTGACTTTTTTTCGCGCGATCGGTGATATCATCAACTGGTTTTTTAAAAAAGTGATAAATAGTCTTTATAGCTACTATAACCGCACTAATAAGAATAATTAAATTGGCAGTTTCATTCAAATTTTCCCACATTTGTGGCGTCCCTCCGATAAATACTAACGATAAGCCCTATCATTATGCCATTTATTAGTTACAAGAAACTTATCTTGAAATATGTCTGAGTAGTGAAGTACATTTGGAAGCTCCCAAAATGGTATACGATAAAGCTTATATTTGTGCGCAAGCGCGAATGAATTTTTATAATAATCATTTTGCTTTGCATGCATGAACTCTTTCTTTGAATCATAGAAATAAGAAGTAAACTTAAAGTGCTATTCACCGTCTACTTCTATAAGAGTGTTTATGGTTGGAAGATAAAAGTCAAAACGCATCTTGCCACCACGCAAATCTGAAAAAGATTTTTCTTTTATGTACTATACTCCTTTCTTTCTAAGGAGCCTTTCAATTTGTAATTCACCTTTACTCATATTATAAAGTGGGATTCTTTAAAAGGAACTAAAAAAAAGAGCAGGAAATAATCCTACTCTTAAAGCTCTTTTAATTGAGAAATACTACACTCTTCCCAAGTTTTATCATCGCGCCATCCTAACATTTTTGCATGGCGAAGGCCACCGGTATCATTTAACTCCATCGCGCCGATTTCAATTACTCGCTTACGGTAATCTTTATAATGCTCTTTAATATCATCTGTTACGCCACTAAGGTACCCAATAGCCATTGGGTTGCCGTATTCATCAACCACACCAATCTCTACACTTCCTGCCCAATGAAAGTAAAAAGGTTTTGTAACTGGGATATAAGGCTTACCTTCCATAAAAGCTTCATAATAATGATTACCAACTGGAAGTCGCTCATCTGTTTCTTGATGACACCAGTAAGGCCAGCTTTCAATTTCTTTTCCTTGATAATCACGTTTAGGCGCAGCTGCACGTCCAGTAAAGAAGCAGTCAATTGTTTCACGAAGCTCTTTTTTGATTTTGAGGCTTATGCGTGCTGGTGTTCGTTTAAAATAAACTGGAGCATCTTTGCGCATAATGACCATACCCTCACGACCATCTGCAAGAGCAGCTTGAAGTTTATTCCAAAGTTCTTCACCATCGTAATACTGCGCCCATTCTACATACTCACATGAAAAACCATACGAAGTCATTTTGATAAAATCAACTCGCTGTTCAAAAGAAACTTTAGTAAAATCACTCCCTGCCCACGCCATCACATCAAAAATATAAAAGTGAAGCTTCTGTCCCTTTTCCTGGCGCGCGATACACTTATCCTTAAGGCACCCTAAAAGCGAAGTAATTTTCTTTGAGCCTTCGTCTCCAGGAAGATAACACTCAGAGAGCAAGACAGTTCCATTTGGTAGGCTGTTCATAAAATCGTGAATTTGTGGCACCCAATCAATTTTTTCAACTGCGCCGCCTTGTATGTTTTTACTGCGCGCGACCATAAAAATATTGCCATCTTCATCTTTTATGAGACGTTCATAATACCCATCTACTTTAATGGCTCCAAGATAATCACCAGAAAAAATCATATTACGAGTATCTGCTTTTTTATCTCCTTTATAAGAAGAGGCAAAAGACCAATACTTCATAGCTTCTGCATTTACCCAATCAATTCCAGCTACGTATCCTTTCATATTAACTCCTTACTTTTTATTTATAGTAAAATTTAATTATTGTAATAATAAACGTGTTGTCCAATTTCCAAAACTTTCTTGGAAAAAAACTATATTTCCATCTTCATATTGTTCGCCAGCACGCAAAGTATTTAATACATCAATCCAGTTTTCTTCTTCTGAAAGCCATTCCTATATCTATGATATATCTGATAAAATTCTAATTAAATTATCTAAAAATAACAAATCACATTTATAATATTTTGCTTTCATATAATAATAATAAATATTTATCAAAGTTGCAGTAATTAACTTCTATGGAATAGTAATATTGTGCGAGAATATAAATGTTAATGCTTCTACTTGTGACTATATATAATAATGATGATTTTTAATAAAATAATCTGCCTTTGGCTATCTACAAGTAATAGACTTTTTATTATATCTCCAAATATATGTGACTTCATCTACATATCCACGTTTTTCTGTTGCGTGCCAGGCAATTAAGTTATAATATGCATCTTCATCTACTTTTAAATGTGGAGGTATTTTAGTTCCCAAATTCTTTAAATATGAAGTTCGATATATTTTACCATGAAACCAAGTTACAGTATTACCAGAAGCCTGCATTAACAAATCTTCTCCTGGCTATTCTCGTATAAAATTAGATCGAATAATATCATACCCACTAGTAACCATAGCCCGATATAAAACTTCTACAGCACGTGGTAATAACAAATCATCTGCATCTGCAAACATTATATAATCACACTAAGTTGAATCTATAACTCTTTGCCGTGCAACTCCAGGTCCACAATTTTCTTTTGCATTTATAACACGAATCTTTAAGCCGCGCGCCTTGTATGTTTGGATAATATCAGTATAATCATAATTATCACCGTCTATAGATAAACATACTATAATTGATTTTTTTGTCTGTGTAACAATAGTATCTAATAAATTTGGTAAAGTATCTTGTGCCTAATACACAGGGATCCCAATTTCTATCATTTATTTCACCTATATTTATATATTTTCCTTTTTTACAAATATATTATACCATATTTTTGGAGAAAAATCAAATTTTTCCTACTTAGTATAGAGGTGATATGAATGGCACGAAGATCTTCAAAGAGCAGCTTTTTAAATGTTACACCCCTTCCTCCAAAAGAAGATATCCTTGGAGAAATTGTTGAAGCTGTGAAGGAAGAGGCGCCGATAACCATAGAAAAGACGCCAATTTATAGTGTACACGTAACTCATCCAAGTTTGCGTCGTCGTGCAGAACCCTCTTATAATGCAAAAATTATGGGTTTTATTACCGATTGCGGCATATATAAAATCTTTGCAGAAAATGCTGGCTGGGGCCAGCTTGAAGATGAAACTTGGATTGCTTTATAGTATACTTCAAAAATAAAATAAACCCTCCATTAATGGGGGGCTTTTTCATTAAATAGTCTTACTAACCATTCATTTATGCCATATTCATAATATACAACTTCATCTTCAATAACTTGTCCGGGTTTTACATACTTTAGTAATTCTCGAAGTGCATTTGGATCACTAAAACATGTCATTATGAGTGGCGTATTGATAAGACTTTGAATTTCTTTGTCCGTCTCTTCAAGTGGAAGTTTTAAATAATTAGCTAACATATAATGATTATAAATATTAACCATAGTTTGTAAAATTAAAGAGCTACTTACTTCTTTCATTACATAAGGCATCCGTTTTAGAGCTTCTACCTAACTAAAGATATAACCATCATAATGCTTTTTAAAATACCCAAGCGGAGAATCTATTCGAGTGATAGATTTAGG